CAGCCAGGGATCTGCATCCCATTCATCCGTGGTTGCTGCATGGCGACGGTCAGCGCGTGCCAGGCGCTCAACACCGCCGATGGTGCTCGATGCCGCCAATTTGGCCGCGATCCTGGGGTTGCTCGCCTTGAGCGAGGCGTGCCGACAGACATGCCGAATCAAGTCGCTGGCAGCCAAGGTGTCTTCAGCACGCCAGCGCAGGCCGTCCCATACCAACCACTTTCCCCAGCCTGCAACGTAGCGCCAATCGTTGTGATAGCGCCGGGTGAACGACAGCGCCAGGGCATCTTCCGTGCCCCAAACCGCCTCTTCTGTGGCACTGCCGGTGGCGGCCGAGTCCGGGCCATCGGCCACCAAATACATCTGCATTCGCGGGCCGTGAGCAATGAAGCCTGCAAGGTCGAACCCTTCGGTCTGGGCGTCTGCTGCATCCCAACCCTCGGCCGCAGCCTCAGGCGGGTACAAAATATGGCAGGTCTTGGCTCCAGCGGCCAACATCGCCTGCGCGGCACGATCGGCATATTCCCAGCCAGGCTTGTCCTTGTCAGGCCAGATCAGCACCGTCTTGCCCGCAAGTGGTGTCCAGTCGGTTTTGTCCACCGGTGCGTTGGCTCCGTGCATGGCGGTGGTGGCACAGATGCCTGCATCGATCAGGGCTTGGGCACATTTTTCACCCTCGACCAACACCACCTGGCTTGACTTGAGTATGCCGGGCTGGTTGTAAAGTGGGCGCGGATTGGGTGGTGATGGCTTCTTGCGTTTGACATCCCAAGGGCGAAATTCCTTTTTCTGCCCGGGTGGGTCGTACCGATGCACGGTGGCGATCAGCTTGCCCTCGCCGTCCAGATAGTCCCACTTGGCCGTGGCTGGTCCGAGATCGTCCATGGGTGGCAGGTTTTTCTTTTGGCGAGGTGGCGGCGGCGGTGTGCTGCCAGCCAGTTCAGCAGCCTTGACCAGTACCCGCGAGAAGTCGGTATGGACATTGATGCCGAAGTTGCCGCCCAACAGCGCAAAGATGTCACCGCCGCTGCCGATTTCCCGATCGGTCCACAGACCGGCTTTGTCGCCGGTGAGCACAATTTCCAGACTGTCGCCTGGACTGCCCAGGATGTCGCCGATGTAGAACTTGTCGCGTTTGACCTTGCCTGCCGGGTACATCGACCACAACACCGATTCGAGCCGAAGCAACAGCCGGGCGCGAATCTCCTCCTTGCTGGCCTCGGATGCTTTGACGACTGGTGCTGGTTCCACATCGTTAAAGTCCATCATGGCTGGTGCCCTCCGACTGATCTTGCTGGGTGTCACCGGCGGCGCTGTTGTTGGCAGCCCAAATGCTGAGTTCACCCATGCGAAAGCGCACCAAGCCGCCCAGCAGGTAGTGCGGAATACGGTGCTTGGCGCGCATCTTGGGGTCGCCAAACCAGTACAGAGGCAGACGCAGCGCGCACGCAGCCTGCTTGGCATCGATCATGGGCTCGGTATCCATCTCCATTTGGACTTCTTGTTTTGGCTTTTTCATTGGGTTGTCCTCCAGCAGCGCTCCTGCCAAGAACAAAACTTGCAGTCAAAATGGGTGGGATCCAAGTAGGCGCGAGGCAGCAACTCGCCTGCCTCGGTGGCGGCAATGACCTTCACGCCTCGGTCGGACATGGCTTGTGCCAGCGCCGCATCAAACGGCACCAACTCGGCGTAGATGTCCATCGTGTCGGCGTTGACAGCCGTGAAGATGGCCGGGTTTTCATGCAACTCCAAATAGGCTTGATAGACGGCCACCTGGGCGGCATAGACTGGCTTGGAGACTGCCAGCTTGTTCTTCTCCAGATCGCGCCAGGATTTCGAGGAGAGGCACTTGTTTTCCCAGAGAGCGGGGTACTGGAACCCTTGCGGACCGCCGACCAAGACACCATCAATGTGCCCCTGTAAGCGGCCATCAGCCGTCGAAAAACCAAACTGCTCGCCATTGGGTTTGTGCGTGCGCAGATCGAAACCAGCTGCCCGCATCCAGCGGGCCATGCTGTCCTCGTTGACGTGGCCACGCTCAAAAATGCGCAGAGTTCGCCCCAGCGTCTCGCGTCCTGGGTCCACCGGCGCTTGGGCATACTCGTATTGCAGCGCGCGCTCACAGGACACGCCCAGACGAGAGGTGCCAAGGTACTGGCGAGATTTCTCCTTGGATCGGGTCTTTTGCAGGCCCAGATCGATCAAGGTGCTGATTTGGCCACTGACGCTTGATGATGAGTTGAAGTCCATCATTTGGCATCCTCCCATGGCAGATCGTTTTCCATGTCGGCAAACGGATTGGCCATTGGGTCAGCGACCTCCGGCAGACCACGCACCGGCGGGTACTTGGACTTTTCGTGGTGCTCCACCATGGCCTGCGTAAAGCAGGTGACGATGGAATCGATCACCGACAGGGCTTCAGACTCAGAATAGTCGCCCAGGGGTTTGGTGAACCCAATGACCCCGGCTGCTTCGCCGAAGGCCTTGAGGCACTTGACCATGGCGTTGTGCTCAACTTCAGAGAGATTGACCATGGTCGCCCCCTTGCTGTCGATCAGGTCGTCTTGTAAACGCACCCAGTTGCCGTACATGGCGTGAAACGCTTTTTGACAGCGTTCGGAGCAGAACACCCAGTCCAGCGGGTAGCGCTGGGACTGACCGGTGCGGTGCCGGGTGTCGGTGTGACCGTAGCCCCGGGCTTGACGTGAACAGACCCAGCATTTCATCGCCTGCCTTTCTTCTTGCAACCCGCAAGACGCTCTTTGACTGGACGGCGACCCTCGGTGTAGCCATCACAGTCAACAAAGAAGCGGGTTTTGGCGTGCAGGCAGCGGCACTGCTTGATCATCTGGTGCTGGTAGGCGCGGGTGCAGTCGGTGCAGTAATCGCTGTCGCCGATGTGCGATCGGATGGCGTAGGTTCGCCATTGCTGGTACTGGTTTGCATCGGCAAAGCATGCGGGTGGCTGTGACGCTGGCGTGCCAGCCAGCGCGAGAACACTTGATTTCATGTCGCTGGCCTTTCCTTACTCTGCCCAGGCGGGCTTGCCAGTGACCGGCGCACGCTGCTGTGCTGGAGCCTGGGCTGCAGGTGCTGCTGTGCCTTGCGGTGCAGTCGCCTTAGGTGCTGAATTTGCCGGTGTAGCTGGGTTGGGTGCCAGTTTGGATGGCACACCCATGATGCGTGCATAGTCCGGGTGGTCGGGCTCGACTGCCGTCTTGACCACGTTGCGCTCATCGCCGCGACCATCTTTCTCGATGTCCACGCGCACCACAAACTCCAGGCCATCAAGGTCAACAAAGCCTTGAATGCGTCGAGCAGCAGCAGCTTGAGGGCTATTATCCTGCGGCAGCACGTTTCTGGCGCTGTTGAGTGCCGCACGTACAAAGGTTCGACCCATTTGCGTCCAGGTCGGCCCCTTGGGCGAGTACAGCCCGACGTTGGACCACATCTTTCGCTTGGCGTATTCGCCGCCCGTGATGACAAACTCGGCAGCCAGATACACCGCGCCGGTGGTGGGCGATTGGGTGGGATAGCCATCATTCCAGCCTTGACTGGCGTCGTAATGGCCACCTGGTTTCAGTGTCATCAGCACCGGCACAAGTGCACCCTTGGGGATCAGGTTAAAGCCGGACTGCTGGGCTTCTGCGTCGTTAAAGTCTGACCAGACATTGGTGTTGCTGTCGTTCATTTGAATTACTCCTTGGAATCAGTTGGGGTTGGGGCTTGTGGGGTCGGTGCAGGCGTGCCTGTGCCAGCGCACTTGGCGATCAGCGCACCGAGGTCGGGCGGTTCCAGCAGGTCGAGCCGTCCGCTGCGGTCTTTGGCCGGATAGCCAAACGGGTTGATGGTCTGAGTGACGAACGCCCGGTAGGAACTGCCGTCCTCGGCCTTGATTTCAGCCAAGGTGACCACCTCGTCGACGATGCCGGGCAGTTGTAAGGCGGTGGCACTGCCCTCGATTTGTGGGAGGAACACCTTGCGGCCGAAGTCGTCTGTCTTGCAGTCCAGGATTGCCACGAACACCACGTTCTTGCCACGGGCGTGCTGCAAATGGGTGAGCGCTGTGACCATTTCCTGTCCCAGCAAACCGTAAGCACCCCGGTTGTCCGGCTTGCCGGTGCGGTCAGAAAACGCCGCTGGCTGGCTCTTGGCCCAGTTAAAGCACAGCCTTGAGAGCGCCGTGATGCTGTCGCAGAAGTAGGTCTGGTACTTGTCCAAGCTGGCCGGATCGCCATAGACCGAACAGACATGGTCAAAGTGAGCCTGCGAGAACGGTGCTTGATCGGGCAGCGCCGGATTGGGCCCAGCCAGATAGACCACCAGATCTCGAAACTCGGGCCAGGTGCGCGGCCGCAGGCAATCGCCATCCCAAGTGGAGACGGACAGGTCGCCCGCTTCCAGATCGATAAACAGGGTGGATGCCGTGTCCAGAAACTTGAGCTGGGTCGTTTTGCCGATCCCGCTGACACCCAGAATGACGATCTTGACCCCACGGCGCTGGGCGCGACGCTGATCAGCAGTGATGATGGGAAGTGCCATTTAAGCCACCTCCGCTTGTACGTCGTGAACGCTCGCAATGACTGCAAAAACACGGCTTTGCGCGGTGGCTCCGTAAGCCAGTGCCATGTCGTGCAGTTCAGCGAGCGCGCGGTGGCGACGAATATCAGCATTGATTTGAACCGACAGCAAGTCAATGTGTGCGGCCAACTCACCAAAGCTGACTTGGTCGAGCGGCTTGTAAATCACGTCTTCGTCATCGTCACTGCTTTCAGATGGAATGCTGATGGCTGGGGGCAGAAGATTGAGCATGACCTCGGGGATGCCGGGCAGCCTGAGTTGACGTTGGGTCGCGCTGTCATGAGTGCTGTTTTTGAGTTCGCGCCGGGCCATGTCGGTGAGTGCATCCTCAGCCAGGCGGGTACCGATCAGGGAGACAGCCTGTGGATTGGCGCTGCACACTAGGTGCGCGATACCACGCGGACGGGCAAAGCCCATCGAGGCGAACGCGTTTGAGATTTCATCGCGCACGGCTTGGCGCAAAAGGGCGAGTTCAGGACTGCGCATGACGTTGACTCCAAAGTAAATTGAATTGATTGAGAAAGGTCACGGCACTGGCAAGCCATGCGGTAACGTGGTTTTCTTGGTAGGCGGGAATCGAGGACACCGCAACATCGGCTGCAAAGGGAACGGTGCCCAAAGGTTCAAGTCCCTCGCGCAGGCGCAGCCAGCGCTGCATGCGTGCGTTGTCTTGCTCATCGCTGGGCGCGCTGTGATAGCGACCGTCACTGGCGAGAATCAGCAGGCCTGGCGCACCTTCGACGGCCATGCGTTTAGCCTGGGCGGGGGGTGGCAACGCTGGTGTCTGTGCTTTGATCACCTCCACGACGGCGAACTGCTCCACACCGGCGAGTTCATGCTCTTTTGCGACTTGGTCAAAAATGCGCACGGCAGAGGGACCACAGACACCGGCAAACTGGATGCGGTCTTTGACATCGCGAGCAATGGCGCTTATCTCATCCGGGGTTCGGGTAAGCACTTCCTGCTGCGCCAGCGCAGGCAGTCGCGCCAAATCAGCCCCGGTTGAAACCGCGACATCTCCCCTGTCAACGGCGTCGATCAACTCTGGCGTTCCGTCTTGCAAAACTTTGGCCGCATTGGCCACCGATCGCACACTGACGTTGAGCAGTTCAGATGCGTGGGCTCGGCTGATCGATAAATCATGCAAATTTGCATCTTTATGCGGCCGTCCCTGCTCCCTTGTTTCGAGTCGTGCTGCGACGATTGCCCGTTGACTCTCTGAGAGGTGGCGTCGCCGCAGATTCAGACTGATGACCAAGGAGTTCAGGTCCGTACCGTCCGGCACGACTGAAAAATGTGGCTCAACACCTGCCTGCAAGCAGGCGCGATACCGGTGGCGACCGTCAACGATGCTGTTACCCATGACAACAATGGGCTCGCGCAGACCGTTGGCTATGATGTCTGCCGCTAGTGCGTCAAACTCAGCCGGCGGCATGCTCGGGAAAATCGCGCTGACTGGGTGAAACTGCAACTGCTCCATCACAGCACCTCCTGATCGACACTCAGAGTGAATGACGGCTTGCCAGCCTCCACGGTGCGCGCAGCAGCAAACTGCTGTTGCAACGCTGGCGGCCAGTTCGTGTAGCGCGATTCGGAAACCGACAACTTGATGTCGAGATAGCTCCTCGCGTCCTCGCCCGCTGCGTTGATGCGTTGGTGTCTTTCGTTCAGAATCTTCTGGTCCCAAGTGACCTTTTTGGGAAGGTCAAACTTGATTCGCAATGGACCGTCAGTGATGTAGGCGGTGCCAAAATCTCGACCAGATTGCAGCAGCGCAGCCTTTGCACGTTCGCCATAACATTGCAACAGTGCGGCATCAAGCTTTGCTCGGGCGAGCTTTACCGCAGTGCCAAGCTTGTCAATGTAGCGGTCTGCCTCTAGCTTTTCACCGGGCGTCAGTTTGACGAATTGGTTTGCGGACAGTTCTGCAAGGTCGGCCAGAAAGATGGACAGGGTGGTCATAGTCATCTCCTCCTTCATTGGCCAACCGAAGTGAAGGTGGAATGACGCGACACGCGGCGCTCGTAGGCTTCAATCTCAGACAACAGATAGGTGACTCGGGCTCCCAATTTGCAGAAAATGGGTCCCAGATTGCCTGACTGACGCCAGCGCCGCAGGGTTTTGACGGAGAGCCCCCAGCGCTGAGAGAGCTCGTTTTCGTCGATGGCAATGCGCGGTGCCACCGCACGGATGGGCTGTCGAGCTGACCGATCAGCGTAAACAAAAGTTGAAGGGTTTTGCATTTCGGTGTACCTCCTGGTTGGAATGCACACCGATCGTCCGGCCGAGTTTTATGGGAAATTTATGGGAGCATTTATGGTTGATTTATGGTTTTTGCTGTTTTCGGCTCGCCGAAGACGGTATTTGCCACGTTTGACCAGTGCAAAGATGAGTTCGCGCGCTTCTTGACTGCCAAATGCATCGTCAAAAGACACATACCCGGTGTTTACTTGTTCGTTCGTTTCAGCCCATGAAACAATTGGCGGAAGCTTGTCTGGAGCGCCCCAGCACTGTTTGACGATCCGTGCCAAGGCAGGAGACAGGTTCATGGGTTTGGCAAAGTGCGCCAACTCGAGCAAGTTTGCCTCAATGTATTCCGATGGGCCTGATTCGAGTGCGATTGCGGCATTGCGCTTCAGGATGCGCTGCAACTTGTCCGCCCTGAACAGGCTCAGACCAGCGTCGACATCCAACAAATCCGACAGGCAGCGCTCTACATGGTCCCCAAAGGCGGACGGATTTGAGACCTTGTGAACCAACAAGATGCTTTGACCTGGGCAAACTTCGTCGTCGAGCCAATTTTTGATTTGACTGTACGCGTTTGCGTGGTTCAGCCGTGCGATGAAGATTCGCGCCCATTGCTGGGTGGTTCCCACCTGCACTTGCCCCATCTCCCAAAGATGGCTGTGGACAACTTCAGATTTTCCGGGGCGGTGCCGGGAATCAATCCCCATCAAAGTGGACAAGTCATTGAGAAAACGCTCGATGCACAAGGCATAAAACGTGATTTCCTCGATCGGGCGAACGACGGTGCTACCGCGCCAGTTCGGATTGGGATATCGATAAACACCTGCTTCGAGGTCAATTTCATGGTCGACCTCAGCAACCCAACCATCGTCGCCCTCGATGGTCTGGCCCTCAAAGTAGCCCGCAATCCGGATCCAGCCCCGCTCGAGAAATGCCTGGCGGTGCGGCCAGATCGTTTGCTCGAAGACAGTTTCTCCTATTTCACGAACGTACTCCAAGGCTTTGAGGTAGTCGTCATACAGACAGCGCACCCTCATTGTGCAACCAGGTTCATTACGCCGATGGCGCTGAGTTGACGCTGCATGATCTGTCGGTCCAAGGCAGATTTGCACCCATGAGTCAGACGGTTGGGCTTTGCGACATGAACCGCAACGCGGTGGGCCTTGCAATCGGGCTGATCCTTCATGACCAAACTCAGCGTGACATGAGAAATGTCATCACCATCCATGCTTGGGATGTGATAGACATCGCGGCTGACTTGGTAGATGTCACGCCGGTCGCGGCTGTGGCGGTTGATCTGCAGTGAATTCGATGCGGTGCGACTGCCCGCAGACATGGTCCTTTGTGCACCTTCTGCTGCGATCGGATTGGTCAGCCGGATTTTTTGTATTGCCAGGTCCTGCACACCATCAACCAGCGTCCCGGCGATTTGCTGAAGTACGGCAACATTGCCAAATGCCTGCAGGTCAAATGAACACATCGGAACCTGGTTGGGCAGACCGTCTATTCCGAGCACGATTTGCTGGAAACCAGTGGCCAACGCGGGTCGATGCTGAGCTTCCGGACAAAACACTCCCAGCATTCCTGTGGCACTCTCCCAGGCAAATACGACGTCGACGGCCGCAGGTTGGTCGACCTCAACGACTTGGACATCCTGGGCTGACTCGCCGACCACAGTCCGGTATTGGGCTCGAGTGGCATTGAAGGTGGCCGAGATCGTATGTTGGCGCTGCATTTGGCTCACACCCTGATCGTCCAGACCATGGCGGCGATTGTGAGAAATGTCGTCTCGGCAATGGTGCTCGATCACAATCAGTTGCGGGTTCAATCCCGGATAGAGTACTGCCACTTGGTCGCGAAGGGCTTGCTCGTACTGGGTCAAGTCCAACGGTTCAACGTCTTTGGGACCCAAATAGTGACTTGCGTAGTCCTTGGAATTCCAGTGCTGGTTCATCGACTGACGCCGCTCGGCCTGTTCGAACCGGGTGTCGGTCAAGCAAGTGGCGTGCGGGTCTCGGGTGTCAACAAACTGCGCCAGGTAGAGGTACAGCGCCCGTGACCACTTGTCAGTGGGATCTGCCAATACGGACTCATCCTGCTCGCTTTGAAGATCGAGCATCGCCATGACGGCTTGGTGACCAAAAACATCGGTCAGCGCGGTGATTCGGGTGCTGACTTTTTCCAGGACTGTCAGGCGCTGCGGTGCCATCTGGGCCAGCCAGGTATAGAGTTGGGTTCGCAGCTTTGGAGGTAATGCGGTTTTTGCGCTCTGGGCTTGCTGCTTGAGGTCGTCCGGCAAATCCGAATCGAATAAGTGCCCAATCAAGCGCAGTAGTTTGAGCGGCTGCTTGACATTTCGTACTAGCAGTTGAAACTGGTGCATGCCCGGCAGCAACTTCTGGCCGAAATCCTCGCCTCGCTTGGGTTTGACTACGTGGTTTGCTACTGTTTCAGAAGTGGTCGGCGTGGGGGTGGTGTTTGCCGGCTCGGTGCCCGGCTGGTCTTCTGGCATGATGCCTCCCTGTACTGGTTAAAACCACAGTATAGAACTGGATTTGATTCAGTTCAAGACCCTATTTTTGTCCCGATAGCCCCCACTCCGTCAGACCGGCATAGGCCGCAGACGCTCCGTCAGACTCCACCACCGGCATCGCGCTGTGGCCGACGAGACTATTGGTGTCGCCCGGCATGCGCATCAGCACAGACATGATCCGATCTTCCCCTGTGTAAAATTTTGGCTGACGGGGTGCGGCATCAATCATCATTTGCAACCATTGTTGGCCGCCCAACAGCTGAAATTTATCTCTCTGCACCAGAGTTACCCGCGCATGAATGACTGTTTCGCCCTCACTCGGTCGGTTCGAGCCGCTCCTTCGTGATGGGTGTGCCACGCATTGGATGCTGTGTTCGGTGCGATTTGTAGCGCCTCCTTGGCAAAAATGCCAAAGTCGGATGTGTCAGGAGAGTCAACAATTCTTCAGTGCTGCGCGCTGCTTCCCTATCCTTCGTGGGATGTGCTAAATAGCATGCGAATTGTGGGAAGACGTTCCCATTCAAGCAGCACGGCCGCCTGGCAAATTGCCTGGAAGTACTCCAAATCCAAACATTCGCCCTCGAAATGTGCATTCCAGTACCCGACGCTGACGTTGGTACATTCAGGGACCAACCCCATAAATTCACCGGTGTCCGTGTGGGCTCCAGTTGAGTCGGGCCGCAGTCTCAAGCCCGTCCCTCGCTCTATGAAAATCATCGCCATCAAAACGACCTGAGAAGCCCCACCCTAAGACGAGCAACTACAGTGCGAGGTGCCGCCTAAGTCAAAGTACTCATCCCGCTTCTTGGTGTAATACAGAGAGGCGAGTTCTGGCGACTGTTCACTGTAGGGATCTGCCAGCAAGGCGTGCAGGCGCCGCACCAGAGTGAAGTCCCCAGCGTCCGTGGC